GTTATTCGCTCACGCCGTTCTGTTAGACAGACCTTCGGCACATTGAGTTTAATTTTATAAATATGGCTACCAGGAAAGAAGTTGCTGAACATTTATTTATGTCGGTCCAAAATGTAGGCAAATTGGTTGAAAAAGGTGTATTTAAGCCAAAACCAGGCCCAAATCCGCTAGATTTAGATCATTGCAGGCAATCTTACATAGAAGAACTACAACAAAAGGCCAGATATACATTAAAAGATGGCACCGGAGACATAACAGAAGAAAAAACTAAGCTAACAGCAGCGCAAGCTAAGAAAGCACAGCTAGATGTAGCTGTAATTGAAGGAAAACTAATACCAACTGATCAAGTTGAGTCAACCTGGATTAATTATGCTGCTAATTGTAGAGGTAAACTATTAACAATACCAAATAAAGTTAGCCATTTAGTTTTAGCAAGCAGTGATTTTAATGAAGTTGAAAAAATACTTAAAGACGTAATATACGAGGCATTAGAGGAATTAGCAAATGACCCAATACCAAGAGAATATAGAGAAAATACTCTTATCGACAAAGAAGACCTGGACTCCACCACCTAATTTAACTGTTTCTGAATGGGCTGATAATTATCGTACATTATCACCGGAATCATCAGCAGAAGCCGGTATGTGGAAAACATCACGAGCTCCATATCAAAAAGGTATTATGGACGCTGTTAATGATCCAAAGATTCATACTATTGTTTTTATGAAAAGTGCGCAAGTTGGTGCAACTGAAATATTAAATAATATAGTTGCTTATTATATTGACCAGGACCCAAGCCCATGTTTAGTACTACAACCAACTTTACAAATGGCCCAAGCATGGAGTAAAGACAGATTAGCTAATATGATTCGTGATTGTGATCGGTTGCGAGCCAAAGTAAAAGACCCGAGAAGTAAAGATAGTTCTAATACGGTTTTATCAAAACAATTTCCTGGCGGCAACATTAATATTGTTGGATCAAATTCTGCTGCAGGCCTCGCTTCAAGACCGATTAGAATTTTGCTTTGTGATGAGATTGACCGTTATGACCCAAGTGCAGGTTCTGAAGGTGATCCTATTAACTTAGCAATTAAACGTACAACAACATTTTGGAACAGAAAAATATTTATTACTTCTACTCCAACTATAAAAGGCCTATCAAGAATTGAAGTTGCTTTTGAAGAATCAGATCAACGTTATTATGAAGTACCATGCCCGGAATGCAATGAGTATCAAGTTCTTGAATGGGAACAAATTCATTGGGAATCAAAAAAACCAGAAACAGCAGAATATACTTGTAAACATTGTGAAGTTGTGATACCTGAAACAAAAAAAATGTGGATGCTATCTAAAGGTAAATGGGCAGCTACACAAGAAACTAAAAAAACTGCAGGCTTTCATATATCAGAATTATATTCGCCCTGGCGATCATGGAAAGATATGGCTGTAGATTTTTATGCCGTTAAAAGTCAACCAGAAATGTTAAAGACCTGGGTAAATACTGCATTAGGTAAAACATTTGATGATCCAGGTGAAAGTATTGAATATAGCTCATTGATGAATCAAAGAGAAGAATATGACTATACTAATATTCCAAATAATATTTTATTAATTACAGCTGGAATTGACGTGCAAGGTGATAGATTAGAAGCACAAGTAATTGGTTGGGGGCAAAACAATGAAGCATGGGTTTTAGATTATCGAGTATTTTTTGGTGATCCGTCAAGTAATTTGGTATGGAAAGATTTAGATAATTATTTAGGCATGACATTTAAACGAGACGATGATAAAGCTTTAAAAATAGCTTGTGCTTGCGTTGACTCTGGCGGTCATCATACTCAACAAGTTTATGCTTTTACTTCAAAACGAGTACATCGAAAAGTATTTGCTATTAAAGGTCAATCACAAAGCAATAAGCCAATTGCAGGTAGACCATCGTTTATTGGCAGATCACGACATATTCTTTATCCAGTCGGAGCTGATACTGCTAAAGAAGCAATATATACAAGATTAAAATCTGAAACTAAAACAATACACTTTCCAGCAACAGTTGATGAAGAGTACTTTAGACAGCTTACATCAGAAAAACGTGTAATTAAATATTTTAAAGGTGCTAAAAAGTTTGAATGGGTTAAAAAAACAACCAGAAATGAAGCATTAGATACATTTGTTTATGGATTAGCTGCTTTATACATACTTCAACCAAATTATGATCGATTAGAGCAATTAATTAATAAAAATCAATCTACACAAGCAGAACATACAAAAAACATTAAAAAAAGCTCATTTAGAGCTAATCATAGGCCAAATTGGGTAAATAATTGGAAATAATCATATAAAAATGTATACTTTTATATATAATTTGGTATAATTATATTATAAACAAACAACATAATTTAAGGAGTTAATTATGACAAACGAACAATTAATACAAGCATTAGAAGCCGAAAGATCTAGATTATTAGGTTTACCTAGAAGACAGCAAATACAGGTTTTACAACAAACCTCACATGGAGAATTTAGAGCTGTTATTAGAGATATTGAAAATACTATTATAACTTTACAAGCTGCTTAATTAATGATAGGAGATATTAAAAACTTAAACCGGTATTATCAAATATATCGGTTTATTGCTAATGCTTCAGATAATGAAAAATTACATTATCTTGAATTTCGTGCTAAGTTTATTCAAGAAGAATTAAACGAATTAATTACAGCAATTGAAAATAATGAAGCTGATGAAGTAGTAGATGCTTTAATAGATATTATTGTTATTGCTTTAGGAACACTAGATGCATTTGATGTAAATATTAAAAAAGCATGGAAACGAGTACATCATGCAAACATGCAGAAAAAAATAGGGGTTAAAGATACCAGGCCAAATCCTTTAGGATTACCTGATCTTGTTAAACCAGAGGACTGGCAAGCTCCTCAACATTTTGATAATGTAGGTAAATTAAATTTTTTAGATAAGGAGTAACTATGCATTCAGTATTAAGTGAAGCGGCAGCTTTACAAACACAAAAAGCCGAAGATTATAATTCAAATGATTCAGAAGCTAAACAAGAATACTTTCCGTACGGGCATCATTCGTATTTGCAAATGATTTCAACAAAAGTTAAACGCTTAGAGTCAATTGCATTTAACGAAAAAAATCCTAACTTTGAATCAGCTTACGATTCGGTATTAGATTTAATTAACTATGCAAGTTTTTATGGAGCTTATTTAAAAAAACATGGAAAATGAAAAACAATACTTTGCATTGGTTAATAAAATATTAACTGAAGGAGTAACTAGAAATAAAGAACGTACTGGCACAGGTACTAAAAGTATATTTGGTGCACATTTAGAATTAAATGTAAAAGCTGGTTTCCCATTATTTACACATAGAAAAATATTTTATAAAGGGGTAATTGGTGAGTTAATATCATTTTTACGCGGTCATACTAATGTTAATGATTTTAAAACATTAGGTTGTAACTATTGGGACGAATGGGCGGAGCCCGATGGAAATCTAGGACCAATATACGGTTATCAATGGCGTAACTATGCTGGTTTACAAATAGATCAGTTAAAAAATGTAATTGAAGAAGCTAAAGTAAATCCTGAATCAAGAAGATTATATGTTACAGCATGGAATCCAATTGATGCTGATAAAATGGCTTTATTACCATGTTTTCACGGTTTTCAATTATTAATTCATAATAATTCTTTGAATTTAGTAGTCAATATGCGCTCGTCTGATGTAATGCTTGGATTACCTTCAGATATATTATTTCATGCATTGTTAATGTTAGTTTTGTCTAATGAATTAGATATAACTCCTCATAAACTAATATTTAATTTAGGCGATGCGCATATCTATAACAATCATTTAAGATTTGCCCGTATGGTTCATGAATTACAAATATTTAATCCACCTCAAGTTAGATTATATTATGAAGCTGGAATAGATAATTTATATCCTAACGATTTTATAGTTGCAAGTTATAAACATAATGCAGCACAACATTTAAAAATTAATGTCTAATTATTCTTATTCTTGGAATTTAAAATATTTAACACTTGCTAAAAAGTTTGCTAGTTGGTCTAAAGACCCTTCAACACAAGTAGGAGCAGTAGCAATAGGTAATAAAGGCCAGGTATTATCACAAGGTTATAATGGTTTTC